GGTAAACGTTCGGAGAGACTCACGTTCGTACGTGAAGATTGTCGAGTTGATCTCGACGAATTCACGCGAAAAGTAAGTCTTTCCTACCGATTCCTTGAGACCCATCGCGGCAGAGATCAGAGTCCACCATCTCTTCCCTCTTTCTGTGCATTTGGTAGCGTTGTCATCGCCGTTGATGGCGATTGGTGCGTCTTTGAGTGGGATGTTCCTGCCTTGATCTTTCTCGCAGGACAGTCTCGCTACGCACCCAACAGCGATGCAGAGAACTGGAAAGCTGACATTACTCCCCATCAACTGCCCCCTTGTCTGCCTTCGGAGGGTTCTCTCGCCTGTAGTTGGGTCCTTGACCTCGAAGAGGTGTTCCGTCAGTGCTTCGAGGAACTTCTGCCGCTCCAATTCGGTCAGCTTCAGCCGGTCCGCTACTCTCGTAGCGATTCTCCGACTGACCCAGCTGAACATGTTGTCAGTAGCAGCCTCGTAGTCCCCACTGAGGAACCCTTGCTTCGGGCCCAACTCACGTCCAAGGCGATTGAGCAGATACTCTTCAGAACACGGCTCTCCAATCAACTGGAAAGCCGGGTGGTTCCTCAGTGTGTCATGCATCTTCCGGCGGACGCATTCCAACATTGTGTAGGTGAATGGCGGTCCTTTCGTGATCATGCGAACCTTCAGTGGTTCGGCCAAGGCAACTGGTTCTACAATCGGCTGCTCCTTGGCGGCAACTTGGCCGAGGCGCGTCCAGAACTCCTGGTACGCCCCGACCCAGCCGCCTATGATATCGTGCTTACCGCGTACATCTTCATCTTTGTTGGATATGTGCTCATCTCTATGATCCTCGCGATCCAACTCTATCAATTCTTGAGCTTTCTTTGTCTCTACTGTGGTGTAACCCCCGGGCCTACGCAGGCTCTTGAGCAGGTCGGGGTGTTCCAGGATTGCGCCAACGGCTCCACCGTTGTTCCTGCTGCGGATGTAGTTGGCGCTGGTACTAGGGAAGACGGCCCGGAGTCTTTCCTCCATCGTGAATGGGATGTCCCTCCTCTCTACGACTTCCCCGTTCTTTTTGATCGGGATAGTGAACAGTTCATCGACTGTTCTATCGAGTTGGATTTCCAGCTCGGCCTTCGTGATTGTGAGGGCATCGTCGTGGTTTTCCATTCCCTTGGAGATGTGATCTTCTGGACCGGTCTCTACCCAGCTTCCTTTGGCTTCATCGGGGATCTCCGTGGTCATCAGGATGCCGAACTCCTCCTCTTTCTGCTTCAATGTGGCCTTTGCCACTCTTGGCATCCCCTTCTTGGCCTGCTTCAACGAGGCCAGGAAGGAGAGTCTCTCGCGTCCCTTCAAGCGAGACATTTGCAGATCGTGGAAGCGTCCGAGCCTTCCACCACAGAGCTTGTTCGGCTCGTCCTGGACACTTGGATAAGGGCAGCGAGGCAGGGGCTGTGCGGTATGGCTGGCGAAAAAGGCTGCAAGTTTGTACTTTGCGACCTTCACCCAGTTACCACCGCACGCCTCTGCCATGGCGGCCCATCTCCTAAGTGTCACGCTCGAGTCCCACTCCCCCTCGAAGCCATAAATCCTGGACACATCACAGAGCACAGTGAGACATTCGTGAATGGCGATAGTCACCTCCTCCGACCCTACTAGAGAGGGTATGGGGGTGACCATGTGGAGTAAACCTACTACCAAGGGGCGGGCGGCGTTAATCGACGTTGC